CAGCAAAAAAAGCTTTAAGAATTCCACTAAGATGCCCTAATTGCGGTGGTCCTATGAAACATCATTTAGCAAAAAAAATGTATAAGATCCACGGCTTTTGTTTTGATCCATGTACTGTTGAGATGGAAGCTAATTTAAAAAAAGCAGGTTTGTACGATAAGTACGAAGAACGTATGATGCAAGGTAATATGAAAGCTTTTGCAAACGATGTAGAACAATGGGCTTTAGCCCTAGTTAACACCCAGGATACCTTTGTTACAGAAGCAGGAGATATAGAAGACTGGCAGTCAAATAAAACAAAAGACAAGGAAATATTAAAGAATGTACGTCAATACGTAACACATCTAAGTGAACATATAAAGTAGGTATATTTATATATACAAATAACCTACATTTAATAATGACACAAAAGCAATTATTAGAATCCGTACTTACTGAGCTTACCTCCATTAAAAAACATATGCCTAATGGAGAACTTAAGCAAATGCAAAAAGACATGGAAGACCTTAAAGACGATATATCAGATCTAAAATACACTTTACTAAACCCAGATAATGGAGTTATAGTGAATACTAACAAGAATTCCGAGTTTAGAGAAATAATGCAAGCAGGAGACAAGGACTTCCAGCTCAAGTTATTAGAACTACAGGAATTAAAAAGATGGAAAGAAGGAGTAACCAAAGCTCTCTGGATTTTATTTACAGGACTTGCAGGTGTTATAATTAAATTGCTATCAGAAGCAGTTAAGAATGGCTAAAAAGAAGAAAATATCATCAGATATGAAAGCTTTTATGAGAGAGCTTATAAAGGAGTCTTTAAGAGACTGGTTTAAGAAAGAGAAGTGGGTTCGCATCTCTTCTTCTGGTAATATAGCTGGTGATTGTGGAACATCTAAAAATAAAAAGAACCCTGATAGATGTTTACCAAAAGCAAAAGCACAAAGTTTAACTAAAGGCCAAAGAGCCGCTACTGCAGCTAAGAAAAAGAAAGCAGGAAGTAAAGGAAAAACAGTCGTGAAGAATACAAAAAAAGCAAAAGTAACTAAAGAGGATATTAGAAACCTAGTAGTAGGTACAATGTACGAAAGTACTAATGAAAATACTATTATGGAAAAAGATGATAGATGTACTAGATTAGCTAAAAGCAAATACGATACCTGGCCATCAGCCTATGCCTCAGGAGCAGTTGTTAGATGCCGTAGAGGGGATATTTGGAAAAAGAAATAATATGAAATTAACAGACGTAATTAAGGATATAGTAATTGAAGGAAACCTTTCCGACTTTGGAGATAATAACACTCCAGCAGCTCTTTCTAAAGAAAAAGAGATAAAAGGAAAAAAGGTTAAACCTATGGATTCTATAGAAGATATAGACTTAAATACGTTAGGTAGAAATGTAACAATAAAAGAATACAGATACGGCCCTCTTAATCCCGAAGATGATAAGGGTTCTAAAAAATTCTGGGAAGATAAAGCAGAATTATGGGATACTACAGTAGATCATGCCAAAACCTCAAGATGTTCTAACTGTTCAGCTTTTAATCAAAAGCCCGCTACATTAAAGAAGATTGCAAAAGCAATTGGAGAAAATGGAGAAAAAATAGTAAAACAATCTAACTTAGGATTTTGTGAATTCTTTTGGTTTAAATGTGCCGGAGCAAGAACATGCGATGCCTGGGTTGGTGGAGGACCATTAAAGTAATGAAGAAATCAGAATTAAGACAGCTAATCAAAGAAGGACTTTGGGCTAATATAAATGCTAAGAAAAAAGCAGGTAAAAAATCTTCTCATAAAAACTCTAAAGCTTATAAAGCAGCAGCAAAAGCTGGTAATGCATTAGAAAAGACAAAGAATGAAACCACACTTGCTCAAGATAAACTTACAGTGCTTAGTGTAATTGATGGAGGTAGAAACCTAGACAACGATCATCTCCGTAAATTATTTGCAGATTCTGTTGGTACTTTTTACATATACACAAATGAAGAAGGAGAGTATGAAAATAGTAAAAAGATCAGCAAAGAAGATGCATATAAGTATGTCGACTACTATAATGCTAGATTAAAAGGTAATAAAGATAAAGAAGTAAAACTAGGAGCTGAATTAGGAGTTCTAGGAATAGAATCAGAACTACAATTTAAAGTTGGAGAACTATCAGCTGATCCTTCTTTTTTTTCAGCAAATGAAGGAGATCATAAACCAATGAATCCTGGAATACTTAAAGACAGGTTAGGTAAACTATCCTGCAGTAAAGTAAGAACAGCAAAAGGAAAGTTAAAAGATAAGGGTACGACCTATGCTAAAGCTCTCCAAAGATACTTAAACTACCACTGTCAATGATATTAACGGAAAATACACTCAATAGAGACGCTTATTTCGTTAATGCTACAGAAGAGATTAATACTCTTAAAGACAGAAACTGTGTAGACTTATTTGATCAAAACGGATACCACTTAACTAAAGCCGAACAGGTTTTTTTACCATTCAATGGATATAGTCCCGTAGAAAGAAGACATGAAGATTGTTTAAGATCTCCTTGGCTAGTTTGGGGCAAGAGAGATGGAGCACATATAAATCACTCAGACCTATTTGAAAGAAAGGGGTTTGATGATCATGCAAAAGAGCAACTATTAGCTATAGCACAGACTAATCCAATGTTACATAAATTAGTTAAAATGAAACCTAAATGGGGAATAGATATATCTATTGATTATGTTTCTAAAGATGCTGTATTTGAAGTCTTCCATTATGAATGGGATTCATTTGACTACGATACATTACTCGAAAAAAAGTTGGAAATTGAACAATTTGTTCTTAACTTAGACTGGGATGATGTAGCTAATAAGCTATGGAAAAAGAAAGATCAATGGTACAGCCTAGATTTTTTTGCTCAAACACAGTGGAGAACAGACTACTTCGGTTTATCACCAGAAAAGTTTAAAAACGTTATTTGGGAAGACTAATCTATTTATTTATATAGCTATATAACATATACATATGATGACTTATCAAGAAATTAAAGACCGTTTATCTAAATGCGAATTAGCATTATCTAAAATTAAAAACGGAACACATAGAAATACCGCTTCTATAGACTTAATCAAAACTAAAGAAACACTAGAAGTTCTAAAAGAATCATTAACTAAGCAATTAACCTTATTGAAAGAAGAAGAAGATATGGGAGATGATGGGTATGTAGCCACTGATGATGAAGGAGCAGCAGAAGACCTAGCTAATAAAGGTGTTAAAGTAAAGCTTACCAAAGAAAACGAACAAGTAGAGTTTTCAGCTGATGAAGTAAAAGTGCTTGCAAAGGATGTAGGTAAGGCAATTATAGCAGCTCTAAGACAAGCAGGTGATGAAATAGAAAGTATTAAAGCACATGATTTTGATATAAATACTTTTGAGATATACGTAAAATACAAAAGTGATTTTGAAGATGAATTTGTATTTAATATTACAGGTTCTAAATTACACTTAATAGATTTTACTGTTGATAAAGTAGTAGGAGATGTAGGCGTTAAACCTTCAGGAGAGCCATTTATAAATGTAGATGTAGTAGCTAATGAATTAACTAAGCATTTTAAATCGTTAAACGAGCAAAGCAGTAACGATCAGTATCTAGATAAACTACTTAACATAATTTTAAAATATACAGAAGATCCTGATGATGCAGAAAAAGAATTAGATAACTACGTTAGTCAAGGTTATGATGGATTTTCAACTCAACTAAAAGCCAACTTATCTAGAGATATGGAGTTTATCTCACTTACTCAGCAGGGACATGATGAGGATACATATAATAGAGAGATTAACGAAGAAGAAAACGATAGACAAAAATATCTTCGAATGCTCGATATGTACAAAAGAGCAAGTAGAAATGATAGAGATGATATTAGACCTAGATTAGAAAAAGCTGCAAAACAATTAGGAATTAAATTACAACTCTCAGAAGCACCAGAAGGGCTATTCTACTTAAAGGTAGATATAAGAGATGCTAGAAAAGCTATAGACATACTGGACGATAAATACAGAAAGCAAGTAGAATTTAGCGGTTCAGATACGTATTACTTTGGAGATGAACAAACAGCATACGATGCTATGATGGATTTCTCAGCTAATGATGTAGTTGTATCAGATACAAACTTAGACTTATTTGCAGAAAATAAACAAATAGCGGAAGATGATAAAGTCACTTTTGGTTATGATTTAGATGCTATACAAAATGTAGTTGATCATCTACAATCTAACTACAAAGAAGGAGAAGATTTCGTACTCCATATTCAAAGAGGAGATGATTTACCTAATGCTATTACTTTCCCTAGAGGAGAATTTAGAGATGACCACGACTTAAATGACCTGTTAAACACAGCACAGAGTGATGAAGACAGGTATGATGCATACACTGCTGAAGGAGCAGAGCATCCGGAAGGCGGGCATGATCAAGGTGGTGATCTAGATGTAGGACATCAGGATGATGAGCCAAGTATGCTTAAGAAAGATTTGTACGATATAGCTGTATATGCTTCTAAATTATATAAGCAATTAGATAAGTATGACAAAATGGATGGAGAAGTAGATTTTCCTCATTGGTGGCAAAAGAAAGTTACTTTAGCTAGACAGTATGTATCTTCAGCACAACACTACCTTGAAGCAGAAGAAAAGCAACCTATGATAGATGCATTAGCTCTACAAGAAGGTGTATTCGATCAGTTTGATGCTTTACCTCCAGGTAGAGGTAACTTAGATTTTAACGACATACTATACTTAAGAGGAGCAGTAGCCGACCTTAAAGACGAAATAGCTCAGTTATATAGAGATATGGAACAGGAAGCTGAACCGGAAGGAGGACCAATGGCAGATATGTACGGTAATCTATTGAATAAAGCTGAAGAGAAGTTATATAGAATGCAAAAACAAATTGCAGACTATGATATGAATGAAGGTAAGCAGACAGAAGCTGAGTTAAAAGATAAGTGGAGAGAGTGGAATAAAAAACACCCCAAAGATCAGATTGACTGGAATGAATATAGAGAAGAGCATGAAGACGAGTTAGTAAGTGAAGCTAATATCAACCCGGAAGCAGAAAAATACGTAAAAAGATTTATAAAAGGAGTAGCTCAGAGATACGGTTACGGTGAAATGGATGCTGTACATCTTATTTACCAAGTACTATCTAATACAGGTTATTTAGATATGAGACTTGAAAGCAAAAAAAGTAAAGCACTTCTAAAAGAATATACAGATCAATCATTTATAGGCTCAGAAGTAATTGATACGGCTAATAAGAATGCACCGGATATGTTCGGAAAGCAGATCTTTGCAGACCTATTACCAAAAGGTGTAGCTAGTGAAAACGATGCAGTAGAAGCTTTAAAAGCTCACGATAAGAGTCCTATCAAAGATAGAATGGGCCGATATGCACCAATGTTTGTACACCTACAGTATCATAACTTAGAGCATGAAGGTGAGAATTACAGAATACATCAAAAACAATACTATAACAGCAACTTCAAAGATAAAGACCCAGACTTTAATCCTGCAGTAAGTGAAGTAACAATATTTCATATAACAAAAAAAGCAGCAGATAGACGAGATAGTGAAGAGTCAAAGAAGTTAGGTACTATACTTGTTAAGACAGATCAGTACGTACAGGACTTAAATGCTTTACCTGGATTAGGTAAGAGAGTTAGTGAAGAACTTAACTATACCTCGGAGGTAACACTTTATAGACCAGGCTCAATTGCTCCTGAAGATTTATACTATTCTGATAAGCACGGTAAAATAGTTGCTATAGACGATGTAGACGATAAGTATCATGACAGCCTAGAATTAGTCTATAAAAAAGGAGACAAGATCGAAGGCCCTATGGATGAAGTAGTTAATGAAGGTAGAGGAGATTTCGATATTATTGTAAGAGTAATTACTGATATGGCTCAAGAAGACGGTACAACACCAAAAGAAGCAGCATTAGAAGTAATTGAAGCAATAAGAGATGCATATATAATTGACGCTTACGATGAAGGAGTTGTTAATGAAGAAGCAACATGCTGCGGTAAATGCGGTAGAGTACATGTTAAAGGAAACTGTAAAAGACCTTTTCTAAAAGGAAAGTCTCACTGCAGAACTAAATAATAAAGTATGAAAGTAAAAGACCTAAAAAAGTTAATTGAAGAAGCTTATATACAAGTTCTTAGAGAAAGTTATGACCCTGATCAAATGCAAAAAGATGATGAAGAAGATCATGGAGTAGCTTACGACGACGACGGACGTCCATTAGGAGAAGCAGAAGAACCTTCACCGGAAGACCCGGTAGGAGATGAAAAAGCATCAGAAGAGACAGTATTAGAAGATGCTACAGATACAATGTTAGAAAAGTTTCCTACTCTTAAATTAACGTTAGTTAAATTAATGACAGAGGACTTTAAAGAGTTTGTGGATACAATTGATTGGGTTTCTCCTAAACCAACCACATTTAGAGTTAACTTAGTAAACGGACAAGACTTTACTTTAAAATGGACCGGAAAGAACTTCCAAGCTCATATATTAGGTAAAAGGTATATGTTAGGTAACATAAGTGAATTCCAACAAGCTTTAGATAAATTAGCTAGACTTTACCAAGAAGCACCTCTTAAAGGAGCAGGAGAAGAAGGCGAAGGAGAAGCAGGAGAAGCAGACTTCGGCGGCGGAGGCGGTGGAGGAGACTTCCCCGGAGAAGAAGGTGGAGGAGAAGCAGGCGGTGAAGCTGGCTTTGACGATGCAGGAGGAGCAGAAGAACCAACCGACACATCAGGAGATATAGATTTCGAAGCAGGAGAAGAGCCAGAAGCATAAATAAAATAAAAATAATCATATAGTAGTAATATGAATGGAATAGATAAATTGTATACTGAATGGGCTTGGAGGACTACAACCGGAGTACCTGATATCAATAACTTAGAAGATAAAGCTATACTAGATAGACTAATATCAGAACTATCGGTACCTGAAGTAATAACAGAAGCTGCACCACAGTATGATAGCTACCTAATGGATAACGGCTTTCCCGTTATACCTCAAGCAAAAGGTAAATACTCACAGCCTCAAGGTTCAGGAGATATGAAAGTACATTCTGATGATTTAGCTACTTACCAGAAGATGTTTCCTATGAATGCTGGCGACCAAACAGTCGGTCCAGGAGAATTAGCATTATACTGGCTGTTCCAGTATCAGAAGAATCCGATTACCTGTTCTGATAACAGAGGAGGTTCTGAACCAGACTTAACAATAGGGTCGGTAAAGGCGGAAGTAAAAGCCTATAAGTCACATAACGGGAAAATAACATTAGGTAAATTCGGTAGTCAAAAAACAAACTTAGTACTACTAACAGTAGTATTCGGAATACAGGCCCTTAGCTCAGTTTTAAATATGGAGTCAGAAGCTAAAGTAGTTAGACCTACAAGCTTCACTAAAGATGAGTTAATTAGAGCTTTTGAATTTTATTTTAAAGTTAAAAACGCACCAGGCTTTTTAGCTGCTGCATCACAATTTGATTTTATTAAATCTTTAAAAGAGAAAATTGATATGGTTGACAGGGTGTTACAGAATCCTAAATCACCTGAAGAAGCTGCTTCTAAGACGTTAGGAAGGATAGCAAAAGAAAAATTTAAAGTAAAACCAGGGTTCGGTAATTATATAGCATCTACTTTAAAAAATGGAGACATTCACTTTTTTCACGTAACTGAAGAAGCATTAGATGTAAACCTACTAGACCATGTAAGTATATCTGCAGGAGAGGTAAAGGTTGACTATATGGCCCTATTTGGGTAAATTAAATAAGTTATGGCAAAAGACATAAAAAAAATAATCGCACAGGAATATATCAAGTGCGCTAAAGATCCGGCGTACTTCATGAAGAAGTACTGTCATATTCAACACCCTACTAGAGGTAGGATTCTTTTTAATTTATACCCTTTTCAATCAGAAGTACTACACTTATTTAGAGACCAACAGTACATTATTACTTTAAAATCTAGACAGTTAGGTATTTCAACTTTAGCAGCTGCTTATAGTTTATGGTTGATGTTATTTCATAAAGATAAAAACGTATTAGCTTTAGCAACTACACAAGCAACTGCAAGAAACCTTGTTACAAAGACAATGTTTATGTACGATGAGCTACCTAAGTGGTTAAAACTTCCAGCGGTAGAAAAGAATAAATTATCACTTAGACTTAAAAACGGTTCAAAAATAACAGCTAAATCATCTAATGCAGATGCTGCAAGATCTGAAGCAGTATCGTTGCTATTAATAGATGAAGCAGCGTTTATAGATAATATTGCAGAAACATTTACTGCAGCACAGCAAACACTAGCTACCGGTGGACAATGTATGGCACTATCAACCCCTAACGGAATTGGTAACTGGTTTCATCAGACATGGGATAAAGCTGAAGCTGGCGATAATTCATTTTTACCTATAAGACTACCTTGGACAGTCCATCCAGAAAGAAACGAAGAATGGAGAGAACAACAAGACAGGGACCTAGGACCTAGAATGGCAGGACAGGAATGTGATTGTGATTTCTTAGCATCCGGTGATACAGTATTTGAACCAGAAGATTTAAGTTTCTACGAACAAACGTACTTAAAAGAGCCTGTAGAAAAAAGAGGTATAGACGGTAATTTATGGATATGGGAACAGCCAGATTACTCTAAATCTTATATGGTCGTAGCAGATGTCGCTAGAGGAGACTCTAAAGATTATTCTGCATTTCACGTTTTTGATATAGAAACATGCGTTCAAGTAGGGGAATATAAAGGAAAATTATCTCCTAAAGATTACGGAAACGTTTTAGTAGCTATAGCAGCCGAATACAACGATGCACTACTTGTAGTAGAAAATGCAAATATTGGATGGGCTACAATAGAACAGATACTAGAAAGAGAATACAGGAATTTATACTATAGCGCTAAAAGTCAAATGGATACTGTAGAATCATATATGACTAAATACGAAAGAGATCAACTAGTACCAGGCTTTACAATGTCGGTTAGGACAAGGCCGTTAGTGATAGCCAAAGCAATGGAG